GAAACTTTCTTCTCAGAAATCGAAGCATTAAAAACAGAAAATAATGAATTGAAAGCTAAATTGGAATTGCTTTCTAAAGTTGACGAAGTTACAGAAGAGGTAACCGAACTTGCAGAAGAGCCTAAACCAATTAGTTTTAATCCTGAAAACACGAATGTAGTAGAGCCTTTCCGTTTTGAGAAAAACAGAAGTCGTTCAACTATCGATTCAATCTTTGAAAAATTAAACAAATAATATTAACTAATTAAAATTTAAACAAAATGAGTTTACAAAAAACAAATCTTGCTACGACAACCTCGATTACAACTACATATGCGGGTGAGTTTGCGGGTCGTTACATCGCTGCAGCTTTATTGTCTGCACCAACATTGGACAAAGGTGGTATCACAATCGTTCCTAACGTAAAGTTCAAACAAGTGATCAAAAGAGTAGCAACTGACGATATCGTTAAAAATGCTACTTGTGATTTTGATGCTACATCTACAATTACTTTAACTGAGAAAATCCTTCAACCTGAGGAGTTCCAAGTTAACTTACAATTGTGTAAAAAAGATTTCGTTTCTGATTGGGAAGCAATTTCTATGGGTTATTCAGCATTCGAAGTGATGCCGAAAAACTTCACAGACTTCTTATTGGCTCACGCTGCTGAGAAAGTTGCTGCTGCAATGGAGACATCTATTTGGACAGGAGTTAACGCAACTGCAGGTCAATTCGCAGGTTTGATGACACAACTTACTACTGATGCTGCTTTACCTGCTGCACAAGAAATCGCTGCAGTTGGTGGTGGTGTTAATGCTTCTAACGTTATTGCTGAGTTAGGTAAGATCGTTGATGCTTGTCCTGCTGCTATCTACGGAAAAGAAGATTTAAGCATCTATGTTTCAAATAACATTTACCGTGCTTATGTTCGTGCTTTGGGTGGATTCGCTGCTTCAGGAGTTGGCGCTAACGGTTACGATAACAAAGGAACAAACCAAACATTGAATGACTTGTACTTTGACGGAGTTCGTATCTTCTTAGCTAACGGATTAGCTTCTAACACAGCTTTACTTGCTGAGAAATCTAACTTGTACTTTGCTACAGGATTGATGAACGATATGAACGAAGTGAAAGTTTTGGATATGGGTGACCTTGACGGATCGCAAAATGTTCGTGTAATTATGCGTTTCACTGCAGATGCTAAATACGGATTTGCTTCTGACGTAGTTACTTACGGAATCACAAACGCTGCTAACTAATATTAACAGACAATAATTGAAAGGGGAGGTAAAGTGCCTTCCCTTTTTTATTTACTCTAAAAAAACAAAATATGTGCGAAATAACAACAGGTAGACTTGAGGTCTGCAAAGATGTAGTTGGTGGAATTGACGCTATCTACTTTATTAATTACGGAGATTACAACGCAGCAACGGATGTAGTTTATACTGCTTCTACAGATACAATTGATACTATTGCTAACGTAACATCATTGTACAAATACCAACTTAAAGGAACAAATACATTTGACCAAGTTATCACAACATCACGTGAAAACGGAACATCATTTGTTGAGCAAACTTTATCAGTAGTATTGAAAAAACAAGATGCTGCTACACACAAGACAGTTAAATTACTATCTTACGGACGTCCTAACGTAATTATCAAAACACGTAACAATCAATTCTTCCTTGCAGGATTAGAACACGGAATGGAATTGACTACTGCTAACGTGTCTAACGGAACTGCGATGGGTGATTTGGTTGGATATACTTTGACGTTTGTAGGCACAGAGAAATTGCTTGCCAATCTATTAGACGCAAATACTGAAACAGGTGCTACAGGTCTTGTTGGAAATGCAACGGCAGTATTCGGAGCGACTACAACAATCGTTGCTTCTTAATTACTTTTTAATAGCTTAATTGAAGGGGTGGCTTAGGTTACCCCTTTTTTATTTGCAACAATATTGTAAGATTTAAGTTTATAATATATGATAGTATTAACGCCTTCTACATCAGCTCAGACTTTTTCGTTTATTCCCAGATTTGAGAATTACACAACGATGGCAATAACTGACGAAGAAACAAATGTAACTACAACGATTGCAATAACAAGCTCTACTCAGGGTGGCTATGTAAACACGATCACTGCAACTTTTGCTTTAAAGAATGATCACACTTACACGTTATTGTTATCTAACGGAACAACTATTTGTCACAAGGATAAGATCTTCTGCACAAATCAATCAATCGCAACATTCTCCGTAAACAACGGACAATATACTTCTAATACTACTACAAACACTTACATAGTTTATGAGTAAGAACTTACATATATTAAGCCTAAGTGCTTACACAACGCCACAGATTCAGGAATCTAAAAAAGATAATTGGGTTGAATATGGAGAGGACAATAATTACTATTCTTTCCTTATAGACAGATACACGAACTCAACCACGAATTCAGCTATTATAAACAACATAGCGAGACTTGTTTACGGAAAAGGACTATCTGCATTAGACGCTAACAGAAAACCTGCTGAGTACGCTCAAATGATGGCATTGTTTAGCAAAGATGATATACGAAAAATTATTGTAGATCGTAAAATGTTAGGACAATATGCTTGGCAAGTTCATTACAACGATAAACACGACAAGATCCTGAAAGCGTTTCATATTCCAGTAAACTTATTACGTGCAGAGAAATGCAACAAAGACGGAGAAATCGAAGCATACTACTATTCAGATGATTGGACAGATGTTAAAAAATATCCACCTTTACGCATACCTGCTTTCGGATTCTCAAATGAGAAGATAGAAATCGTTTACTTCAAGCCTTATTCAGTTGGAATGAAGTACTATAGTTACGTTGACTATCAAGGATCTTTACCTTACGCACTTTTAGAGGAGGAGATTGCGGACTATTTGATTAACGAAGTACAAAACGGATTCTCAGGTACTAAAGTCGTAAACTTTAACAATGGAGTACCTACCGAAGAGCAGCAATCAATGATCACTTCCAAGGTGATGAACAAACTTACAGGATCACGAGGTCAAAAAGTTATCGTAGCGTTTAACGACAACCAAGAATCAAAAACTACGGTTGACGATATTCCTTTAAACGATGCTCCAGAACATTACACATATCTTTCAGAGGAGTGCTTACGTAAAATTATGCTAGGTCACAATGTTACTTCTCCTTTGTTATTTGGAGTTGCTAGTTCAAATGGATTCAGTGCTAACGCAGACGAGCTTAAAAACTCTGCAATCCTGTTTGACAATATGGTTATTAGACCATTCCAAGAAGAAATTATAGAATCGATTGATCAGATCCTGGCATTCAATGGAATCAGTTTAAAACTATTCTTCCGTACATTACAACCTTTGGAGTTTACAGACCTTGAAAACACGCAAAGTAAAGAAGAAGTTGCAGAAGAAACAGGTACAGATGGAACTCAACTTAGTGCAATAGATAACGAAATTGCTGACGAGTTAATTAATTGCGGAGAAGTGATTGATGCAAATTGGGTATTGATCGATGAGTTTGAAGTTGATTATGATCAGGAAGATCAGATTGATCAAGAAATCGCCAATGCAAATAACAAGAAACAATCTTTACTATCCAAAGTTTACAATTTTGTAAGTACAGGTACTGCTAATCCTAGAGCTAAATCAGAACAAGACGCAGTAGTTGACGGATTTAAGTTCATCACAAGATATCGTTACGAAGGTGGCGTAAAAGACAACACAAGACCATTCTGCAGAAAGATGGTTGCTGCTAATAAAGTTTATCGCAAAGAGGACATCGTTAGAATGGGTTCTCAGGTAGTCAACGCAGGTTGGGGTGCTAGAGGAGCTGACACTTATGACATCTTCCTTTACAAAGGTGGAGGTGCTTGTCATCACAAATGGATGCGTCAAACATTTGTTGCGTTTGAACAAGGACGAGGAATAGACCCTTTAAGTCCTAATGCAAAAACAATCAGTACAAACAAAGCAGAGAAAGCAGGTTACCGAGTTAGAAATCCTCAGCAAGTTGCAATGCGTCCTGTAGATATGCCAAATCAAGGCTTTTTACCAACCAATAATAGATTTAAATAATGGCAGAAGCACTATTTATCACACGCGATGATATCGTTCGTTACACAGCTTTAAATGGCAACGTAGACACGGATAAGTTCATTCAGTTTATTAAGATCGCTCAAGATATTCACATACAGAATTACTTAGGTACAAAGCTATTCCAAAAGCTACAAGCGGATGTTATCGCAGGAACACTTGCAGGGAACTATTTGACTTTGGTAACAACTTACGTGAAGCCTATGTTGATTCACTGGGGTATGGTAGAATATTTACCTTTCGCAGCTTACACAATTGCAAACAAAGGAGTTTACAAACATTCGTCTGAGAACTCAGAAAACGTAGACAAAAACGAAGTAGACTATTTACTAGAAAAGGAAAGAAGTATTGCTCAGAACTACACACAGCGATTCATTGACTATATGTCTTTTAATCAGACGTTGTTTCCTGAGTATCGTTCCAACAAGAACAACGACATTTTCCCTGATTCAATGAACAATCATACAGGTTGGTATATATGAGAAAACGGATTAAACTAGGTAATTACAAACCTAAAGAAACTAATGTAGAGAAGCTTCGTGTTTTTCTAGCTAAACTAAATAAAACAACAGTGCAAAAATGAAAACCAATTTAACCTTATTAGCATTCTCCATTTGCACAATTTTAGCACCTGTTAAACCTTTAGTAATCATTGCAATTTTATCTATTATTTTAGATACGTGTTTCGGCATTTGGCGTTCAGTTAAAAAAGGAGGATGGAAGTCCATTCGCTCTCGTAGACTATCTCACACCATTTCTAAAACACTTTTGTACTCAGGTGCTATCGTTTTTGTGTTCCTGTTAGAAAAGTATGTTATAGCTGATATTCTTGCACACTTCATTGCTATTGAATTACTAATGACAAAAGCGTTTACATTCTTCTGCGTTTACACGGAGATAAAATCTATTAACGAAAGTTACTTTTCAGTTACAGGAGTTAATGTATGGGATAAGTTTATTAAGTTTGCCAAACGTAGTAAAGAAACCTTAGACGATTTAAAATGACATTAATAGAAAAATACGTTAAGTTCACAAAGAAGTGGGAAGGTGGACTATCCAGAGACAAATCAGACTCAGCATCTAGTTATCCTTGTCCAACTGCTTACAAGGGAAAAACGGGATATCACACAAACGCAGGAATAACTTACAAAGCTTGGGTTTCGTTTTTTGGAACTGACAATGATGCACGTTTCTATCTTATGAACGCTGCTGATTGGTTTGCAATATTTAAAAAAGGCTACTGGGATGGCGTTCGAGGTGATGCTTATAATTCACAAAACATTGCAGTATTCGTTACAGGGATGGCGTGGGGATCAGGAGTTAAACAAGCATCCAAATCTCTACAGGTAGCTATCAATCATTGTGGCTTACTTTGCACAGTAGACGGAATCATAGGAACAAAAACAATACTACTGGCAAATTCAATCGAACCTAAAAAATTGTTTGATGCATTGACTGCTGAAAGAGAAAGATTCTTTTATGCAATTGGAGTAGGTAAAAACGCTAAATTCTTGACAGGATGGTTAAACAGGTTAAACGATTACAGACATACATTCAGACCGTAATATTAGGTATCGCAATCAGCGTTACTTTATTTTCGTGTTCTGCTAATTATCACGTTCTACGTGCAATCAAAAAAGGTTATAGATGTGACGAAACTAGCGACACAATACAAGTTTCGACAATAGATTCAATTCCTTACGTTTTAAGAGACTCAATTTATTGGGAGAAGGTAATTGTTCAGAAAGATACAATCGTTCGTTACAAGGCTTCTTTCGTACCTAAAACACGATTCCTGACACGTATTGAATACAAGTACAAAACAAAATACATCAAAGCGGAAGCTCAAAAGGTCAAGTACCAAAATAAGTACATAACAAAGACTAAGATCAACTGGCTTTTTGTGATCATTGCATTTATCGTAGGATTCCTAGTTAGGCTATCTATAAGCGAAACCTTCAGGAGCAGGATAAGACTTCTCACTAAACTCTATAAATGAAAAAAGAATTTCGTTACCGATTGAAACCTGATGAAGCTGAAGTTGTTAATCAGTACAGAGCAATCAAAAGAGAATCAAACGAGTTAGGTTTAAACGATGGAGATGTAAAACACGGATGGTTAAAGTCTAAAAATGCATCATTGTTCTTTAAAAATCCGAACTTTAAAGAAGCTGAAGAGGTAAATTACAAAGAGCTGCAGGAGTTAATCTTGCAAGACATCAAAGATTTCAAACCTGAATATCCAACTATCTTTAGGAATCCATCAACAGACGGACACTTATTAGTTGTTGATCCTGCAGACATCCACATCGGAAAGTTATGTGAAGCATTTGAAACAGGTGAAGACTACAATAATCAGATCGCAGTTAAACGTGTGAAAGAAGGAGTTCAAGGAATCTTAGACAAGAGTTCTGGATTCAATATTGACAAGATCCTGTTTATCGGAGGAAACGACATCCTTCACATTGATACTCCTAAAAGAACCACTACAGGAGGAACACCACAGGACACGGATGGAATGTGGTACTCTAATTTTTTAATCGCAAAACAATTGTATGTTGATATCTTGGAAACTCTGCTATCTGTCGCTGATGTGCATTTTACCTTTAATCCATCTAATCACGATTACACACACGGATTCTTCCTTGCGGATGTTATTCAGACGTGGTTTAGAAACTGTGATAATATTACTTTCGATTGTTCTATTGCTCATCGGAAGGGATTTCTATATGGGAAGAATCTAATTGGAACTACTCACGGAGATGGAGCGAAACACGTAGATCTACCTTTGTTAATGGCAACCGAGTTTCCTCACGAATGGAGCTTGTCTAAACATCGTTATGTTTATACGCATCACGTTCACCACAAAACAAGTAAAGACTACATTGGAGTAACTGTTGAGTCACTTAGATCACCCTCAGGAACAGACTCGTGGCATCATAGAAATGGCTACCAACATTCACCTCAGGCAGTAGAAGGATTCCTGCATCACAAAGATTTCGGACAAGTTTGTAGGATATCACATATCTTTTAGTATATTTGCAGCTCATAGTTTTTTGGTTAGGTTAGGGGATGTCGAAAGGCATCCCTTTTTTTATGGTTATAACCTGACTTTTGTCAACTTTTTTCAGGCTATAACTTGACATTTTACCTTTGTTCTATTACAAGAATGTAACATATTTACCCTTGTTTTGTTACAAACATTTGCCACTATTTCGATTTATTGGCATTTGTATACCTAGACAAATCATAGTTTAATGTGGTTCTACATAGTATAATGTACATAAATGGCAACATTAAGGCTAAATACATATTATAATGTTACTTATAAGTTACTTTATGTATACGCATTGATACGAATTTATACGAAAATTATACGCAATCGAGTATAATTACGTGAATTTCCTATACATTAAGTACTTTTCACGTATAGTTTCTTTCAGTAAAATAAAATAATTGTAAAAAAAATAAAAATAATTGTTGATAATTGAAACATTATGTTTATATTTGCATATAAGTAATTCAAATAACAAATTTAAAAGCTATGAAAAAACGAGAAATGATTCAAATTATGATTGCAGAAGAAAAGCAATTATGGAAAGAAATGATGGAGTGTATTGACAAACTAGGATTACACGACACTATTACAGATTTTGCAGTTGCAAGATGGTCATCTGTAAATAAATTAGTATGTAAACTTAGAGGAATATGAAAACACTAAACGAAAATCAAAAAGACTTTATCGGAGGTGCTATTGCATTTACATTATTTTGGTCTGTAATGCTTTACTTTACTGCAACGCAACCAAACTATGCAAGTTCACCGAAAGCTCCGCAAATCGTACAGAAACACGTTCAATCACCTGTATTAGAGAAATACGGAGAGTTAATAACCAAAAACAAATAAGATGAACAAATTTGAAATAACAGACTACACGCTTTCGGCTTTCCATATGCACTTGGAATATGTGTACGGAGAATATTATTACGAAGTTCTTTGCGACTTTGATTGGTCAGATGATTGTACAGGACATTACACAGACTTTACTATTACTCCTTTGTCAGGTACGTTTTTTCACGAAACTACAGACGAAAAAGGAAACATTGAAATCACGGACGATTACAAGCAATGGCTACAAGACAAAGTAAAGGAGTTCAGAAACCAAACGCTTTGGCTATACAACGAATCACTAGAAAAAATGCGTGATTTAGATACTGACGAAAAAGATTGGAGTTACTATGGTATTTAAACTACAACGGATGATTAAGTTCTGGAGAACAAAGTCATCACACGAAACAATCAGAGGTACATTCAATGAGGAATTGTATAAGAGAATATGTGAAATTAAATTTAATCAACAGCTATGAAGTATTACTGGAAAATGAAAAATGGTCAAGAAATAGACATTGATCAAATGACTGAAACGCATTTGCGTAACACGTTAAAAATGATTGTAAGAAACAGTCAAGTCAAAACAACTAAAACACGAATCGGAAATATAGAAGCTAACTTTATGGAAGAACAGTTTCTAGAATATGCAGAAGATGAAACACTAGATAATTTTTACGGACTATGAGCTATAAAAGAAAAGAAAA